TTCACCGGGATGGACCTCGGTGTGTGGCACGTCGATCACGCCGTCGGCGTCGGCCTGCGCACCGGCCTCTGGGGCCTGATCAGCGACTTTTTGCAGGCGGCTGGGGCGTCGGGCTGCGGACGTCGTTTCGGCGGCTTGTGGGGCCTCCTGTGCGGGCTGGGCGGGCTGCTCAGGCATGAACAGCTCGTCGTCCTCCTTGATCATCCCGTCAATGTCGGTGGAGAGCGGCAGGCGCTTGCTGTGGCGGCGCACCACCGTTTTCTTGGCCATCTCAGCGAAGTCGGAAACCCAGGGGCCGGACTGGCCCGAGCGGCTGCGTGCGCGGATCTGGTTGACGTCCTCGACGCTCATCACCTCGCGGGACTTCTCGCCGTCCTTCATGGTCACGATCGAGTAAACCGCGATCAGCTTGCCACGGTTGGCCAGGGCCGGCTTGTGCGTGATGTGCTCTTCATCGCCCAGGCAGAAGTCGAAGTTGTCGTTCTCGTAGACCGCCTGGACCGACCAGGTGCTGATCTCGCCGCTGTTGCGCACCAGCTTCATGATGCCGGCAACCATCGGCATCCACTGCGCCTGGCCTTTGAAGGTGACGATCGCGCCTTCGCGGCCGTCGGGCAGCAGGCCCATCTGCGCGGCCTTGGTGGCGGCGGCAAACAGCGTGCGGCGGTCAGCCTCAAGCAGCTGCGGGTTGGTCTGCACAGCGGTCAGCGTGACGCGGACAAACTTGTCGACGCTCACGTGGGCTGGCAGGGCGGCTTTGAACTGAGGTGCCATTTTTTCGATCGCGCCTCGCACCTCTTGAACTGCGGGGAGATTACTCATCTGGATTGCTCCTGAAAACGCCGGTGGCCGACCGGCTGCGGGGTGGATTCCTGTTTGGAATTTGCAAACAGTGTACCATCATTTCGTGGGTTTGCGTGGGTATAAACAAAGATTTCTGAACCCTGCGCGGCCGCCGTAGGTTTTGCCCACCATGTCGGCGGTGATCAGGGTCGGCGGGGTGTCTGCCTGCATCGCGCAGCTCACGCTGAACTGCTCGGTGATGACCTTCTCGGCGTCGCCGATGTGCTGGAAGATCAGGGCCTTGGCAACGTCCTTGTCCTCCTTGGCGTTTTTCTCGGCGGCGGCGGCGGCCTTGTAATCCGCGAGCAGTTTGGCCAGGTCCTGGTCGCCATCGGCGCTGAGCACCTTGCCCGGCTTGGCGTACTGGTTAAGCCGGATGATCACATCGGCGTCGCCTGGCATCACCGGGTCGGGCTCCAGGCCCTCGTCCACCGTGCGCCAGAAGTCGGCCACGCGGGCCTTGATCGCCTTGATGACGTCCTCGTCGCGGTGGCGCTCGATCACAACGCCCCTGTTGCCAGCGATGAACGCGCCGATGAATGCCCGCTCAAAGCCAGAGATCGCCATCTGGTGCTGCACCTGCATTTCGATGTGCTCCGGGGCCTCGATGCTGCCGTCCTCGTGCTCAAGCCAGCCGTCGCGGAAGGCCAGGTAGTCGACGTTCTTGATCTCCAGATGCACGGGCCCGCCTGGCAGGTTGGTGATCACGAAGTCGAAGGAGCTGCCCATACGCAGGTCGGGGTCGCGCAAGTACTCCTTCATCGGGCGGATTTCCCAGCCCTGTTCCTCGGCGATGCCGTGGGCGATCGCGGCCTCCAGGCGGTTGCCCCACTTCATGCGCTCGTTGACCACAAACTCGGGCACGATGCCCGTGCGCTTGCGGTGCCAGAGGTCGTAGTGCGTGAGGTAAGGGCTCATGCCAAAGAGCGCGGCGCTCTCGGTGCTGGTCACGTCCTTTTTGCGCAGCTCCAGCCAGTGCTCCTGGCTCGCGGTGGTGATGATTTCAGTTGCCATCGTTCACCTCCAGTGGTCCGAAAATCGCCAGCCCTGCAGCCTCGGGAAACCGGGCCCCGTGCGCTGCCACCATGTTGGTGTCGATCACCTCGTTGAAGCCATCGCACGGCGCGATCCAATACCCGTGCTCGCCGTCATCCTGCGTGGCCTCAACGATGCCCACCAAGCCCCTGCCGCTGGTGAACCAGATTACTTTGTGAATTTTCATTGTTGCTCTCCCGTTGCTTTGGCGTGGTGTTCTCTGTGATGTTCTGGGCATAACCATCGAACATCCAATGGCCGCGAGTAGTCGTCATGATGGGCGTGAACTTTCTTTGCTCCACAAACTTCGCATGGCTGGCGAGACATTCGACCCATTTCTATTTCGTGTCGGACTTTGCGCCTTGCCTTGTGATGTTCTGCCGTGCCGTGCGCCTTGGCGTACTTACGCATTTGCTCGGCTTTTCTCGCCATTCGCTCAGGCGTGTTTGCGTTTTCATCTCTCCAAACTTTATTCCATTCCGCTTGTTTTGCTTTGTAGGCAGGGTCTTGTCTGCGCCTTTGCCCGTAAAGGCGCATGTATTCAGTTCTGTCATTCATCGCCTACCGCCTTCCTGATGGCGGCGCGGGCCATAGATACCCACAAGGGGTGGGCTGCGATTCGATCCCCTTGAGCGTTGAACTGATCCGTGTAGCGCTTGGGAGTGGAATCTACGGCCTGCCGCAGCGCCTCCAGCAGATCAGGCGCTGCGGCGATCAGGCGGGCGTCGGCCTCTGTCAAGGTCGTCTCTGTGCAGCACCCGCATCCTGTTTCAAAAATAGGATGTTCAAAACCATCCCCAACATAGACGCCCTCGTCTTTGTATCCACGCCACGGCCCCGGTGTGTGTTTCATAGGTTGCTCCTTTCAGCTTCCGTTTTGGTTTAAAAACTACAGGACGATGTTCGCTCTCCAAACAAAAACATCAAGTCCAACGATCAAAATTCCAGACAAAAATACAACAGTCTCCACGTAATCAATAACCGGCCTGCGCCAGCAGCGGATTGGCTTTGCGGGGCCTGTGTAGCGCACAGGGCGGTGCTTCATTTCTTCTCCTTGAGTTTTTTCAGCTCTTCGTCCAGCTTGAGTTCAACCAGCTCCTTGAGCTGGTGACCGACTTTGCTCTCCAGCGCCTGCTCGCCAAGCACTGCGGCGGCCATCATGTACATGGTCTTTGTGGATGGGATCAGAGCGCAGATCGCAAACGAAACGCCCGCGACAACCCATATCCAGTTATTGCCGTGGTACTTGCCTCGCTCAGCTGCGTAGCAGGCAGTGAAAAACGCCCCGCCAATAGAGGCGCACAACCCAATCGTGAAAAGCAAGACTCCAATGCTGCTCAACACATCGGCAAAGTAAAAGAAGATCGCGGCGTTCATTTTTTCTCCAGGAGGCTGATTGGAAGGTAGTGGCAGGCAGGGTCGCGGCTGCTGGACGCGGCCACGAACGACTGCCTGTGCGGGTCGTTGACCTGCTCGGGGTGGTCCATCCACCGGCGGCAGTTGTGGCACTTTTCGCAAACTGTGGCCGGCAGGCAGCGGCTGTAATCGAAAGGCAGCGGAGTCATTTCTTTCCCCCCGCCTCGTGCTTGTTGGGCTTCTTGGACGGCACGGCCTTGGCGTAGGTCCCGAAGTGTTTGTATGCCAGCAGGCGGTCCTCTTTCTCCTTGGTGATTTTTCCCAGCCCCACGATGGAGCCAGGCTCAACACCCTCGGCGCGTTTTTTCTCGACGTACTCGGTCATGATCTGACTGCCGGTGCGCTTCTCCGGGCCTTTCGGCCTGAAGTATGGGTCCTTGGCAAAGATGCTGGGCTCCGTGCGCAGATACCAGTTGAACGGGCTGTTGGGGTCTTTTCTCATGCTTGGCTCCTTGCGTTGATGGCGTCCATCAGTCGTTTGGACTGCTGAACCGTTGACTGGTCGAACCCAAAACGCTCCGGCCTGAATGGCTCTGGCGAGTTTCGCTCGTGCGCTTCTTTGGTATCTTGGAATTGCTGCCACAGCCAACCAGCCACCTTCGCGCATGCGTTGCGCTCGGCTCCAACGCGCTCCTTGACCTGCCAGTCCAGCTCTGCAAGCAGGTCCTCCATGGTGTCGCCGTGGCCGGTGGCAAAGCCCTGCGCCATCATCCATGCGGCCAGCTTGTTGCGCTCTGCTGCAGCGGACTGTGCCGCCATGCGGTTGACCACTTCCAGATCAAACATGACCTTGTTCATGCCTTGCCCCCATTCAAAATCGCATCGGCCACCATGTGGCAGCCTTGCAGTTCAGCCTCTCTTGCGCAGGCCTGGCGCACTTCACTCCTCACGCGCTCGACCATGAATTTGATGTTGTGGTCAATGGCCTCCAGCACTTTCTTGGCAGCTTCGTCAGCAGGAACATCCGGGTTGACCCAGATGCCATCCTTTGAGATGCGCAAGACCTCAACGCTCGGTCCGTTGCTCACGTTGTTAAAAAACTGGATGCTGTTTGTTGGCTGTAAATCGCGGAGCTTGTACCCTGCCAGCTGCCCCGTGGGCACGGCGTAGACGTCCAGCGGGTTGATGCGCTTGCCGTCTTGGCTCCAGGCGCTGCCCATGGTGGCGACGTCGCTCAGCAGGTCTTGCATGAGCTGATCCGGAGTTCTGGGCCCGGTCTCCAGGCCACAGCGGCTGCAGCGCAGCCTGTCGGTGCCGTCCACAAAATGCCAGTCGTGCTTGCATGTGGTGATTTTTTTCATTTCGGTGTTCATGTGTTCTCTCTTTTGATGAGTCTGCTCTGGTAGGCGTTGCATTTGCTGCAGCCGCGAAGCTGGTAAAGGTGGCCGTCGTCGGTTATCGGGTCAGACCAGTTGCTCCATTCGTGGGGGCACTCGGTAAGCTGCGCCTTGAGGTAAGCCAGCGCTGCAACGGCGATGATCGTCAGCAGCGGGAAGATGAAATAGAACAGGTCGTTCATGCCTGCCATCCGTTCAGTTCACGCAGCTTGTCCTCTGTTTGGTACGTGGCGCTTTCTTCGTCTGCTGCGTTAAATGCGATTTCGTTGCGCTGCTCTTGGGTAAGGCCAACCCATTGCCGCTGTGCTGTGGGTGGGGTGGTGTACGCCTTGAGCCGAGCAACAACATCGCCTCCAGTGTGGCCGTCAAACTCAAACAAGGCGCGTTCCGTTTCTGGAACAGCGAATAAACCCCAGTCCTTTGCTTCGTAGTGGTTGCTGATCTGACCTTCAGGCAAAACAGCCACAACAATGAACCACCCGCCACCAAAACACAGTTCGCCATCGTGGTGACGCCATGATTTGTGAACTGAGCATTTGCCGCCAGCAGCCCACTCGTTGAACAGCGCGGCGTTGTATGCCTTGCGGAACTCGTACAGTTCGTTGAATGTGTGATAGCCATCTGATGTGTTGCCATCAATCGCCACCGGCTCGGCCTTCTCTGCTTGCTCGATGGCGGTGCGGAGGGCGGTGATGGTGTCGTGCACATCCGGCACGGGTGCGCCGTATATTTCCAGTGCGGCCAGCGCCTGCTTCATTACTTCGATGCTCATAGACTGCTCCCCTTCCTCGCGCACGGCCAGCGGTTCGACAGCGTGGCCTCCACAAAAATGTCCGCCGACAGGTGGCGCTCGGATGGCACCCGCTCCAGCGTTTGCTTGACCATGTCGGCCATCTGGCCCAGCGTGACCGTGGCCGGCGGGATGCAGATCGTCACGCCAGCCCGGGAGTCCTGGACGCCTGCGATGTACCCCAAGGCCATCATGTTCTGCCCCTCTGCGCCCGTCAGCCTGCGGTACAGCTCCTGGCCTGACAGGTAGGACGACGACTGCGCCTGCGCGCTGGTCGCCAAGATCGCGGCACAAAAGGCCGCTGCGGTGGTTTTCATAGTGGAGCCTCCTCGGCCTCGTTGATCTGCTTGCGGCGGTACGCGGCCTGCTGCGCGGGCGTCCAAGGCACAGGGCCGCCAGGTGGGGGGAAGGGCCAGGTGGTCATGCGTCCCTCGCTTTCAGCATGGCGTCTGCTATCGCGTAGGCTTCAGCAGCCACCTCATTGCGCCACCCCTCTGCCCAGCCCTCGACACGACCGCATTCGCAAGTGTCTTTGTAGATCGCCGGGAGCGCCTTGGCCGCAAAGTAGTCGCGCAGGGTCATGCCTTTTGCGGGGTAACCGTACTCGTTATCGTGATTAGACGGAAACGCTGGCCCGCCTGTCTTGATCTCGTTCATGCCAGCTCCTTGAGCTGCGCTGCCAGGCGCTCGCATTCGGCCACGCAAAACTCCAGCGTCCTGACCGTGCCGCTTTCATCAAACCTTGGCCACCGCTCGTAGATCTTGCGGTACTCGTCGCTTATCAATTCAGGGTCCTTGGCGTCGTAAAAGTGCGCGCAGTCAAAGCCAAACTTTGCGCCATCCCCGAAGGTCAGGCCTCCATGCACCTCCACGTCCAGCTCGTCGTAATCTTTGCCTTCGCATGGGTGGCCATCAGGCACCGTGACGTATCCGCAGCGGTGGCCCATCGGCATGGCCAAAACCTCAGCCTCATATCCGGCGGATGTCGTCCACTGCTTTTCAATTTTTACTTTCTCAGTCATCTGCCTTCTCCTTGTTTGCCTCATCCCAGCTCAGGGCGTCGAGGCTGCTCATGTCAGTCCACTTCATGGCGCGTGCGCCCTTCATGGTGTAGGTGTCCTTCCAGGCGGTGCTGGCCTGGTCGTACATGTTCTGGGCCCGGTTGATCGCGCAGGCCTTGGTCTTGGCGACCACGTTGTAGATGCGCAGCCACTCGCCGGTCTGGCGGTGCTGGCCAAACACAGCCCACTTCGGCGATGGCGTTGCCGGCCGCGTGAGCTGCTTGCCCGTGCCGTTGCAGCCGTAGCACTTGGTGCCGTGCATCAGGTTGAAGCTGTACCGGCCGGTGCCGTTGCACCTGGTGCAGGTGTAGGTCTGGCGCGGTGCCTGATCGCTCATGCGCGCCTCCGGGCTTCGAAGGCCTCCCCGAGACTGCGCGGCGTGCGCAGGGGAAAGGGCAGCACCATGCTGGAAATCTTGCCCTCCTGGATCGGGGCTGCCAGGCGACCCTGGCCTTGGGCCAAAACCCAGCGGTCGCCGAGCATGCGCACCGAGCGCACCCACTTGCGCATGTTGGCGCGCTGCGTGGCGCGGTCGGCGTGGCCAACGCACCAAAGGCGTCGGGCCATTTTCAACATCGTGACGTTCATGGTTGCTCCGTCCAATCTATTTCAAAGTTCATTTCATCAATACCTTCGCACCTACCAACTAAAGGGCGGTCTTCAAAAGCCCATGCTCCGTAGGTTTGACACGAGGTCACTTGCCCTTCTTCTCCGATTCCAATACAGGCTGCGTAGTGATTCTTGTTGACCGCAATAACAACCCAAAATCGGTTTTCTCCACGACCACCTTTCGCTGGATAAACATCTCCAACTTTTGCGTATCTGCGCGGTGGTATTT